TGAGCGGTATCTTGGAGAACGCGTCCTGAACATTGGACACCCGATCCGGCCCCAGGCCCTCCGTCATCTGCTCCAACGGCCAGGGAGCCACCACTACGGTCTTGAAGTTTCCAAATGTTTGTATTTTTGGCATAAAATAAAAAAGGGCTTGGCATCCAACGGATGCTCAAGCCCTCCAAGTCCTTCGGTTGGGCTGCGCTATGTCATTCGCCTAGGTCTATGCTCTCGCTCTTGACAAGATGGACTATTTTTCCCGCCCTAAATTTGACGACTATCTCCCCGAAAAAGCCACTGCTCACCAGTTGCCGGACAAACTCCATAAAGTCGGTTATCGACATCAGATTTCAAACAGCACTTCGAGTCCCTGGCTTTCGCGCACCTTGCAGTGTCCGGCGACCGCGTAGCGCTCCGCGTCCATCAGGTGATCCAGGAACTTGTGCGGCTGGCCCTCGATGACCTCGCCGGCCCTGTCGGTTTTCCACTTGTACGCCTGCTTCTCCTTGATGAGGTTCACGGAGCTTTCCAGAACGTGGACTTTGTGCCGCTTCACCACCCCGATGCCGTACTCCACGCTTCCCTTGCCCTTCTCCGCGGGCCTGACGTTCCGCCATCCCGCGTTCCCGATCTCCGCTATGCGGTCTGGCGCCTCGGAGTCCGCCCAAATCTCCGCGTCCAGCAGAACGCCAAGCTCGCCCAGCCTGACGATCAGCTCCGCGTTGGTCATTCCCTCGTACACAAGCTCCCGTTCCCAGAGTTCGTTGTCGATTCTCGTCACCTCGAGCAGCGCCGTCGGAGCCGTGTGGCCGAAGTCAAGGCCATAAAACACGTCCCCTTCGGGAATCCTTTGGCAAACGTCCCAGTTGGTGTAAATGATCTTCTTCGACCGCGCCCGCAGACCCAAGCCGTACACGTTCCAGTACTCCTCGTCCGTGTCCTTGAGGGAAAGCAACTCGCTGACAATCTGGGGAGAAAGAAACGGATTGTCCTTGTATGTTGAGTTAATTATCGCGGAGTTTTGAGAAATCGCGGGATGGGAATAAATCCAGTGGACTATTTCCGACGGGTTGTAGTCCATAAATATCTGCTTCGAGGTCCGCACATTGAGCTGGAAAAACTCCTCCTCGGACAACTCGTTCGCCTCGTTGATCCACAGATAATCCCGCTTTCGGCTGCGCATTTTCTGGGCGTCATCCACGGAGAAGAATTCTATCATGCTTCTTCCGATCTTGTAGGTGCGCTCGCTCATGTTGTGCAGCTTCTCGTCGTAGAGTCCGTGCGACTTCAGGATGTCGAAAAAGTCCTTCATCGCCGTGGCGCGCAGACTCGGCAATGACTTGCGGACGACCGACAGCACGGTTTGCTCGTGCCTGTTCTCCAGCGCGATGGCGAAAAAGAGCTGCGCCAAGCTCCAGCTTTTCGAGGAATTGTGAACAAGAATGGGAGTTCCGCAATCAAGGAAATAATTGCTGTTTTTTTCAATCATCAAATCATAAACCACAGGGATAGAAATTTCGTTGGCTGATTCAATGCAATCCAAATTCAAACATGGGGCCAAATATTTCGACGACGCGTTACGATTGCTTTGATCTGGGCTATTGAAATTCCATATTTTTTTGCTAATCGTTCGCGGCCATAATATCGCCCGCGAGTTTTTCTGTATTCTCTGATATCTTTTACTTGCTTTTCCGTTAGCTTTGCCATACCGTTCAAGGAACCACGACGACGAACCTGCAGACCAAGACGAAAAGAATGTAAACAGTTTTCGGAACGTGTCACGTATTCCAGATTTTCTGCTCTGTTGTTCAGTTTCACTCCGTCTTTGTGGTTGATCTCTTTCCCATTTGGAACTAAACCAACGAAAGCGAGCATCACAAATTTGTGAACCATCCAACTTCTGTATTTGCCCGTGTCGTCTAAAAGCATCGTCTTTAAATACCCATCTGCGCTCAACGCGGGGCAAAGTATTTGAATTTTGCTCGTTCGTTTGTAATTCAGCGAACGCAAGCGCCCCTCGCTCGATGCTTCGTAACGACTGAATCCCGGAATTGGTTTCCATGTTTCCATTGGATACTCTCCTTTCTTTCCAACAAGATACAATATGTTTTAGAGAGTTCCAACCGCCTTCAAAATAAAATTTATGATCTTCTGTCGCCTCAATGATACTGCCATTTTTTAGCGCAACGCGCATTGTGGGTTTTGAATTGACCGATGGAATTACTTGAAGAATTTTGCGGAATTCAAATTGGCGAGAGATAAAATTCCAAGTGAGAACTTTTTCGGATTTGTGCAAATCTTCAATGGCAATCATTCCTCGTTGAGCGACAATTTTCTGACGAGGAGCGAAACATCCCGTTCCTCCCTCGTTCAGGACAAACCTCGGCGACTGGCCGCTTTGGAGAAATCTTTCGTGCTCCTCGCGGTTGCGCTGAAACACCCTCGTGACAGGAATGTCCAAGATGTTCTTGCTGTCTTCCATCAGTTGGATTGGAAATTCTGCAGTTGCTCTTCTTTTTCCTCGCCATTCGCCGAGTAGCGCACGAACCGGATGCCGTCGTAGACCGTGTGCTCGACCCTGCCGGAGTGCTTGATCTGCATCGCGGGCAGCACGTCCGCGGCCAACGCCATGCTCGCCTGCAAGCGCACGGACTCGCTCTTCGCATTCTTGGCCAGACGCCTGATCTCCCTCACGGCCTCGGCCTTCGAATCCATCACGATTTGGATCGCCGACTTCTGGAGCTCGGCCAGTGTCCGCACAAAGATCGGGCGCGTCTTGCGGATGTAAACCTGCCTGAAGCCCATGCCTATTGTGGCACCGATTTCGGTCAGTGTGCGCGACGGCTTCTCCACGAGCAGGCGTAGTATCTCCCTGTCGATCTGGTCGAGCTCGTCCTGGTTCAGCTTGTGGTGTCCGCGAACCGCGCGCTTTTTTGACTCAAGTTTCGTGTTTTCCGGCTCTTGCATTTCGGTTTGGGCAAAAAAACGCGATTCCCCGGAGTTTTCCTCCGAAGAACCGCGTTCGCTGGTTTTTCCGTTTGATTCGTCCACCACTCCCCTTAACAATCAGTCAAACGGCAATATATGCTTTTGGCAAGTCTCTGTCAAGTGTCCTGTAAAATTTTTTTGATTTGTTGCCAATTACTCGGCAAAAAACCGCGCTTTGCCGAACTGAACCTTGCCAAGCCATGCGCTTGACGGCAACATCTATGATTTAATTCATAATGACAGCCTCCTTTTGTTGTTTGTTTCAACCGACCGCTTTTTCGTTCGCCGCGCGCAATTTATCTTCTAATTGGACTATCTTATTGTCAGCAACAAGGATAGAGTCCTTGACTTTTAACCATCGTCTCCTTAGTTTCTAAGCGTGAACAAACCTTTATTTCTTGTCCTCAAAAAGCATTGGTATGAAAAAATCGTGAAGGGCGAAAAATCTATTGAATATCGCACCTTCAACGATTACTGGTTCAAACGACTTGCCGGAAAAAACTTCCAAGAGGTCATTTTTCAACTTGGATATTCTCCGCACGCCCCCCGTATGATCATACCAATCATCAAAATCGAACTGTCGATTGATCCCGACACTCTCGCAGACTGCTTTCTTATCCATCTTGATCTTTCCCGTCTGAAACACTTACATCCTTTGAAGTAATCTCGTTTTCACCGACAAATTGAACTTCGGAAAACGGAAAATCTGTTAGCCAATGCCCATAATCTTCTGGATGATTTTTCTTCAATTCGGCAAGTGCTTCTCGGTGAAAATCAAATCCTCCCTGATCTTTACGACCAAGACTTAACGGCAGCGGTATTCGGTGAATCCTCAGATAATCAAACACATCGCATCTTCGCCATGCTCGCAATGGGAAAACTCTCTTTGCTTCTGGGTCATAACCCCGACATTTCTTCATAATCATCGCTCGACTGTAACTGTCGTTTCTCCGCCATCCATAAGCTATCCAATCGACGTTCGCGTCTTTTCTGAATTTATTTTCAATGTCCAACATTTTGACTTTGGGCGTTTTTTCCAAACCATTCCAATGCGGTTGAAAAAGCGCACTTTTGTAGCACCGACTCAAATCAAAATGAGGATACATTTTTATCGAAACCCCACACCGTTTGCGAACGAACTGACTCCACAACTCAATGATCTGTAATCCACGTACACGAAAAAGATAATATCCTTCAACGCGGGAAAAAATTTTGGAACACAAATCCAACGTCACCAAAGAATCCTTACCAAAGCTAACCGCGCAACCTATTGAATCCGTTTCAAGATGAACAAGTTTCAAAAGATTCAACGAACTTCTCAAATGTTCATTCATCCTGTGGCTCCGGCTTTTTCTGGTGCCGCGGTTTTCAAATCCTTCTTGCCATCGCGAATAATTTTTGGCGTTTCAGCTCTTGAAATTTCAACGCTTTCTGAGGGTACGTATCTTTCATCGCTCGGCAATCCTAATTTTCTCACCGCTTTTTCCCTTTCTTGTCGATTTGGATAAACAATAACCAAATAGCGCTCGGTATCTGTTTTTTTTATGACTTCCGCGTTTCCTTCTCGTCGCGCTGCACGAATTTCAGAAAGTTCGGAAACATTCTGCATCACGCTTTCTGGCGGTTCACCAAAATCATTTTCCACGAAATCCATTACTATGTTTGGCAACTCGATTTCCTGCTTCAACTCCGAGAAGTCCAATTCTTCCGTCGTCAACAATTCGTACAGGCTTTCCTCGGTCACCCTGGCGTAGATCGACGAGTACACCAGCACCAGCTTGACTGCCTTCTTGCGGTTTTTGCATTCGACGAAGTTCGCGGGCAGTTCGTCTGGAATCTCCCAGCCCTCAGCCTCAAGCTCAAGCATTGCCCGTCGCCGATGCACCCCGTCCAAGATCACTGGTGGCTCGGTGTCCCAAACGAAGAACGGCGCGGCAAATCCATTCGCCTTGATCGAGCCTTTGAGCTTCTCGAAATCTGCCCTTGACATTTCCTTGAGGTTGTCGGGCTGGAGCCACCCGATCTCCCGCCAACGGATGGGCCCGGTTCTTGCGATTCGGCTTTCGATTTTCATTTGTCAACCAAATGTTTGATTTCAGAATCCTGTTTCATCATGATCAGCTTTGCCTTCAGAAGTGTCGCAACCTCCCTGCGCTGTCGGGCTTCTCGGTCGGCCTTTTCCTCGGCGCGCTGTTCTTCTCTCTCCAGTTCTTGCTGCTGTTCGGGCGAAATGTCTTTTGCAACCATCGCGCTGACAAACTTTCCAAACATCCGCCCCGCAAAATCTTTCTGCTCCCAAGCATCCAATGCTTCTATCAGGGTGTCGATTTCCTTTGTGCTGAATGTTTTTTCCATGACATTGCTCCTTTGGTGTTTTGCAATGGGATTATCCATAGATTTATTCAGGCATGGAGACTGCCACCTTCAATCCTCTCCAACTCGAATGTTATCGCTGACACCAGTCGCGTCCATTTGCACACAAACTTCCAAAATCTATTCCACTTGAACCTGTGCCCACCATCGCGTAGCTGGACACACACGACTTTGGCCTTGAACCAGGGCTGGGCGTACGATTGCTCGAAGGAATTGTAATTAAACGCGTGCGCGTGCTGAATTGACGCCAACGCCCACGGGTGCGATATGCACGGCACACGAAGGAGAATTGTCGCCCGCGCCGCGGTTATCCTAGCCAGTTCCTGCAAAATTTCTACCTTTGTCAGTTTCCCTAAGTGCTCGATGATGTCGAAGGCGCGAATACATTTCACGCTTTTATCCTCAAACGGCCACGGCAGGACGTTCAGATCTGCAATCACTTCTTGCCCAGTCCACGCGATACAATCAACGTTGACAAAACCTGGAACGAGATTAAGCTGGGAACCCAGATTAACGTACGCCGTCGATGGTATCCACCGTTCTGTGTCCATATCGCCAACGAAGTTATTCACCGTGGGAATGAAACTTTACCAGATTGTTCAAAATAGCTCTGTTATGCAACACTACGCACTCGTCTTCTGTGCGTTTTGTGGTGCATCCTGTTTCGCACATTCAACTCGTCCTTTGTCGGATTCTTCGGGTCAAGCGTGCTAGACTTCGGTTGATAACCTGAAATGGGTCTGTTTGCCCATATCTTCGCGCCTTCACGCTCCCACATTCTCAGGAGTTTTTTGAAATCTGCAAGAGAGAGCATTACCTGTTCCCCAATGATCTGAAAGTTAAATATATCTCGCATAGTCGGATCTCCTTTTTGCTACATAGGTTTGTTTTGAATGGAATGGAACCTCACCAGATTGTTCAAAAACAGAATCACCCAAATAATGGCAAAGATCGGAAATGCGCTCGAAATTGCGCTGAGAATCTCCTCCGCCGTCGGCTTTTCAGGAGGCAAACCAAAAATCAGGAGAATCAAACCGTAGACAATAATTCCGCTCCCGACGACTATCAACAGTGCATCACCGACGGCAAGACGAATTGCTAACCATCTAGGGTAGTTCATTTCTTTCCTTCTGTCTGATTTTGTCTATTTCAATCGGCGTGTTCGCCGCTAATGCGAAGATCGCCGTAAAGTCGGCCAACAACTCGCCCAACGAAAATTCCTCGCGGCGAAGTGCCGCTTGCGCTTGGTCTCGAATCTGTGCGAGCGCGTTGACTGCCGGACGGTACTTGTCCTCTACTTTTGGTGTTTCCGCGTCGCATTCTTTCCGAAACCAAATGCCCAAGAAGAAACCAATCCAAAACCCCCACACCACAATGGCAATGATAATTGGGAATTCCATCACTTTTTCTCCCGCGAGTACATTTCCTTGCCGATCTTGATGCCAAGACCAACACCAGCCGCAAACCAACATACCGCAGCGGCAATGATAACTGCGAATTCCACTCCAGAGATCATTGTAGCGTCAACCATTTTTTCTTCTCCGATTGTTTCCCCGACTTCGGCAACCTCATCAATCTGATTTTGTCAATTACTACGTTAAGATCATCCTCTTGGAGGATCTGCTGTGCCAAACTGTTTTCCGCGACCAATGCCTCTTTGATTGCATCTATTATTGCCTCAAGCGTTGATATATCGCTGGTTCTCCATTCTTCAACATGCTTCACGGCTATTGATCTGATCTCACCTTCGGTCATTGTTGTCTCCTTTCAATTCTTGCCTTCTCGCGTTTCCCAGCTGTGAGGGTTATCCGCGTCGCGACTCCTATTCACCTGCGCATTCCATTGGTGGAAATAGTTCATAAGCCATTTACAGCGCGGTGTTCGCCTTTCTTGCTTGTAGTGCTTCCTGACCCACTCGCTGGTTCTCTGGTGATTAACCCTTTCACCACATTCCCGGCACCACTTGCTTTGACTTCTTTCGAGCTTCTTACCGCATCTGAGGCAATTCTGCCTTTTGCGCGTGTGCGAAATCATACGAATAGCGGCTCGCTGTCGAGGAAATCAGCGCATCTTGGCTTCACCTGGCATTTGCGCCAAACGAGTAGCGCTACTATTGCGAGCACCGAAAGCACAAGCACAAGTTTAAGACTTCTCGGCATTTTGTCTCCTATTTTTCTGGAGCGGCCCCTCTTCTTTGTAGATTTTTTTCAACGCGGCTAACAATTTCTTGCCGTCATTCACAGGTATCCAAAGTCGGTGAAATACCTCCTCATTCGTCTCGTCTATAAGCGTCAATACCAGCAAACCGCAGAACACAACAACCCCCAAATGCGTCCACCGTCTCCGCCTGGTTGGTTTCTCAAGTTCTATCAGCATTGTATCCTCGTTCTTATTCCTGCTCGAACAATGTCGATGTTATTTTTTAGGTCTTAGTGCCGGGCAGCATTTTCCCCATCCGTGCTTCGATAATATCGAGCTGTCGAGCATTGTTCTTGGATTGTTCCTCTCTCGCGAGCGTGCCAATCACGATGCAGGCAACCTTCGCCTCCGGCCCATTGCCCTTGCCGTCGAAATACTGTTTCAAGGCTATCCAGGCGTCCTGTTCGACCTCCTTCTTCACCTCCGGCAATCCAACCTGCTTGAGCTGTTCTTTGCTTTTTCCGATGAATAGCATGTTAACCTCCGTTGATTGTGTTGAGATGGTTTGATTCCGCGACGTGATTGTCATATACTCGGACTGAAAATATTTTTTTAATGGCGGGCTCGGAATCTCTTTCGATTTCTGCAAACAAATTCTTGGCTTCTGATTGTTTAATCTTACCTAATTCCAGCAATCGTTTGAGCCGGATAACCGCCAAGACTTTTTTTTGTTGAGGTCTAATTTGCTGAAAAACACATCGATCCAAACCAAACAAATATCTTGCGTGCGCTCTTAATCTATCCCTTGGTCGGTATATCCTCCCATAATGTTGTGCGGACAATCTTCGCTTTTGAACGTTGCGACTGTAATAGTCAATCTCCCGGGCTCTTCTTTTCATTGTACAATCATAACATGTCAAAATATCCTGCATCGGCTTTTTCTTGCCACATTTTACACACAAGCCCATACGGCGCAACTCCTTGCGATGTCTGGCCTTATATAGTCGAATAATCTCAGCACATTTATAACATTTTCTGTGACCAATAACAGCGGGCAGCTTGCCACACCGAACGCACAAACCCATGCCACGCCTTTTGTCGCGGCTTAGCCTTTGCCACATCGCTTGATGTTGCCGTCGTTCAATTATCTTGCCTGTCTCTTGTTCTTTTGGTATCATACTCTTCCTTTTATTCCTGCTCGAACAACGTGGGCGTCCAGCTATCATTGTGGCTTCTCGCCGCCTTTGAAACACTTGCCAAGCCAGTGCGGAATCGTGTGCGCTCCTTCGCCAAGTGCCGGAAAAATTCAAACTTCGTGCGTGCCCACTTGTAACCGTTAGCCGATGATATAACGGGAAAGCCACACTCTTGGAACTTGCGAATGATGTCCGCGATGGTTCTCGTGTTTACGCCTGTCAAAGTCTCAATCTCCCGCGCAAGAATCCACCTGCCGGAGTCACGAGTTTTCAGAAGCAAGACCTCAATGTCCAGGGCCTTCGCAAGATAGTCTTCGTCTAAAGTCGGCTTTGACATTAGTTCCGTCCCGTTGGGCAGAGATAGTACTTCCGAAATCGTATTCGTCGGGAAAATCCGAATTTCGTCCGGGTTCCTGATGCCCACCACACATCATGCTCCTTAATGTAACGCGAAGCATAGAACATTGTCAGTCTTCTATTCGAGGAACAACCCACCTCTGGAAACGGCCCCCAAGAGCCGTCCGACCATCTTGCTTGTGCCACCCAGACTGGTTCAAGATCTGTGCGTCTTTGCAGTTCTTCGCCGATGATTCGATGACGAGGACTTTTGGATTTTTTCATCGCGTTGTCTCCCGATTGTTATCTTTATCTCCTTTTAGTTCTCGCACCTGCTGCATTTCTTCCTTCAGGGCTTTAAGTTTGCGTTCCATCGTTGACGACAGCTTGCTCAATATTTCGCAGATAGCGCGTTTCCGCGTTGAGCAGGCACGTAACCTTCTTTCCCCAAAACGGTCTTATCAGTTCAGTCTGATCCTCCCTGAAGAAAAAACTGACTCCAGACAACAGCTTGGCTTCACAAGAAAGCCAGTAAACTTCATTCAAGATACCGGTAGCAGGTATGTATTTAGGCACAGACTTGGGTTTCATTGCCTCCTCGCAAGAGTTGTTATATGGCTTGCTTTTCTTTCAACCAAGCCTTCATTCTGTCATACACAGCATGTCCCATCTGAACAACCAGATACCTTTTGGCATCCCATTCAACGACCGTATCGCGCACTACTTCCTCCAGAATTTCACCCGCCAGACTTGATGCGGACTGGCTCCCTGCGTTACCTTGTGAAGCTAATTCTTCAAGGAGTTCTTCAAGCCCCTCGTCAACCACAAGTCCGCGGGAATCAAACCAGGCCGACTTACCAGAAGGATGCTTCCATTTGTAGGCGTAGTAGGCACCTACCTTGACTTCTGCAATTTTCTTGCCCATTGTTATGTCTTTGAAATGGCCACATTAATGCCATAGTGCGCGAGTTAAATGCCATGCGTTATTATTCGGGGCGGCTTCGCCGGAAATACGCACGAACGTACAACTGGCGCAAAAACGTCGCTCACTTGTCTGAATATCACAATACAACTCGGAAACGGTGCTCTGCCATTCCCGTCTCCAAAGTATAGCCGTCCCCGCACTAAACGAATTTCGGTTGCTCTCATAACATAATCATGCCACCACGCGGTGTCTGTTCGAGACGGCAATAAACATACAACGGTGGCTCCGCTTCTCGCTTCTTCGTAAGCCTTTTTTAACCATCGTCCCACCTGCCTTCGATATGGGGGATTCATCCAGCACACTTCGCCCGCCCAGCTTTGGCGCAATCCATCCCGCTCTTGGTCAAAATACTTTTCACACTTCCTGTTTTCGCTCGTAGCACACACGTCAACCGTGAAATGGAACTCCTTATCGAGTAGATCGAAAACATGCGGTGGCGTCTCCCACTCTACGCTATTCCCGCTAAACATCCCGCTGTCTATGTTTTGCGCTATCCTCATTGTGTCCGCTCCATCTGTGATTTGCGCTTCGGATAGTAAACAATGTCATTTCCACCCTGCACGTGCCATCCCCATTCCTCAAAGGTCACGTTCTCTCCATCGTATTCGGGAAACATCCGAGTTTCTAATTCATCCCGGAGAAAATCCTCTCGCGTTAAGGGATTCAATCCGTCGAAAACGCCACACTGGATTAATTCCCATAGCAAACGTTTATCATCAAAACTTTTGATCTCTGTGATGTTATTGATTGCAGAGATGATTTTCCGCGCCTTCTCTTTCGTAATGCCAGCCCACCAAAACGCGATTCGTGCCTTACCGATCTTCAGTATCATACATTCTCCGACTCTTGAAGAAACTTGTGCACTTGTCTCATTTCTCTTCTGATAAAAACCAACGCCCGTTCTCGCGTTTTGCTGTCAACAAGTTTTGTCCAATACAAGAGCTTGTATTCAAGCTCCTTCTTTCGCCTGTGCAGAAACTTTACGGTTGGTGTCGTTTTGTCGGTATAGTAACTCATTTATCCTCCTTTCCAGCTTCGACAAATTCAATCGTTCTGATCTCGATGATTTTCGTTTTGTCTTGACCATATCCTATCACGTTCGTGTTCTTTGGCTGCGAACCAAGCTGCGCGCTCCCAATCTTTGTGCGGACAACGATCGCGACAGTTCTCACAACACGATGCTATCTTGTCATGCCAATCTTCAAACGCCACATCATCTTGTGTTTCCCGCGAGCTCGTCAGATCGGTCTGTGAAACCAGCACACGGCGAAGTTGGCCGATGTCATTGGTTCCTGTTTCGTGAAATACCATTGCGATATCCATCAGGGTTTTCGCATCATCTTCCTGGCTCAATGTCATCATTCTCTCGGATATTCTGGCGAGGCAATCACGCAGCGTCTCTTCCATGTTTTCCCTCTTTCGTTGTTGTCGCGGGTAACATTATACGCAGCATGTTTTTATAGTGCCGTGCGGGTAACAGAAGATTAACCCGCATCGGTAAAATCTACGTAATAACTCTTACCCTCTTTGAATTCTCTCGCCGCCGTTGGATTGACAACCCCCAGTGTGATTGCTCCATAAGGCGTATACTTGAAGAAGATCTTATTCTCTTCACTATCATCAATTACTGCCACCAGGCTGATTCTGGCTGTATCCTCTTCATTCGCGACCTTTACACAACTGAATTTAGCTCGCACCATAACTTTACCACTCCTTTCTGATTGGATTTGCAAAATCGCTGCCATGTTTTCCCTCTTTGTCGTTGTTGCGGGTAACATTACTTGCCATTGCGGCGAAACTGAAGCCTGAACATGTCTCCCAATTCGTCGCAATACCAAAGTGTGTCTGTTTCCGCACGGAAGGTTTTTAACCCCGCGGAATCCAATACGAGCACCCATATCGTATCAATGTACGGCTCGACCACGTAGACCGGGAATTGTCGCGTCGTCTGCAACTCAATGCGTTTCGGTTCTTGTTTGATGATATATTCCACTCTGGCACATGCCGCGATGGCAAACAATAAGCAACATAAAGATACTACGCTAAACAATTTTGTCTTTATGATTTTCATAACTCTGTCTCATGTTTTCGACAGGAACATATCGGACACTTGGCTCTGAAGCTCCGCCCCTCGCTTCATACCGTCTGAAAAACCTGCATCATAAGCTTGGTTGATGACCAGAATGATCGTCTTCTTCAAATTGTCATCTAACCCGCTTTCTTCCACCGCGCGAATAAGCTGTTCTCTGTTCATTGATTGTCTCCAAGCGGAATAAAACATTTAGGACATTGTTTTTCTGTATACTCCAATCTGTGTATCGGACAAAAGTTCGGCTTCTTTGGAATCATCACGCTTTGGGCGGGTAAATTCATCCTTGCGCGATTCAGCCAATTCCAAACAAACCTGTTGTAATCCTTTTTGGGCTTGTTGACCCTCAACCATCGTTCCATTGCTGGAATCTCGCGATCAAGCAACCCGCGACCAAATTCAGCCGCAAATTTCTCCCTTAATTCTTCTGGGACGACCAATTTCTCATTTTGAAACAAAGCCCTTTCCGTTAACTTGTGGCACGATTCTTGCAAATCTTCTTTATCTTTTATCTTTCTATTGGTTGGCATGCCAACCCTCTGGAATTTCCAGGGTTTTCCGAGAATTTCTTGGAAAACATTGCCCTCCATAGCATCCCTTGATAGCCTTAGATACTCAGAGTGAGTCCGATTTTTGATCAAATACGACTGGTATTCATCAAATCTGTCACGCTTGAATACCAAGAAGGGCCTGTCTTCATAAAGTATTCCCACAATCAAGCCTACTGTTTCCATTTCTCCAATGAGTTGCTCAAGTTTCCTTTCTATGCTTACCGGTAGATTTAGCATTGGCCACCGATCGGCGGGAAGAATACCATAGTCATCCGTTTTTATGAGCATCCGTACAAAGAGATTCTGTGCGGGAATGGAAAGCAAATTGAAGTTGGGATCGTATAGAAGATTTTCCGAAAGCATGCTATTTTGTACTTGACTATGTTCTTACAAAATCTTACCATTCAATCGTGCGAAAAGAAAGAAACATAGCACTTAATGCCTCGTTAGGTTTGCCTCGATGGGGGCACCAGTTTTCTTTCACTGGCGCACGACCTTTCGAGGCTTTTTTATTTCATTCTCGCTCACCTTAATCAAAATCCCCAACCTCAAGACATAGGGGATTTCTCGCAAGTTCACCCGTTCTTCGCTCAAAGACGAACGAACTGCATTTGGTCAGTCGAACTCCTATAACGCCACAAATCCTGCTCTGTCCCAGCCCTGACAACAGGTAAACGGGTACGAACCAAATAACGCAGGCGTTGAACAAGTTGTCCTGAAGCAACCTGGAAAGTAGGCACGAACATTCTCTTAGAGCATGCTGGTACTGAATGTTCACTTCGGAGTACCTTATTATCTTTATTATATAGGTACCCTGAAGAAGGGGGCTATTTGCCATCATCCCGTTTCCTCTCGCGAAGATACTTCAAGAAAGCCTGTCTTTGATCTTCGTCACAATCACGGATGAATTTCCCAAGCCTGCTACCGAAAAATCCAGCCAACAAAACGTAAACGACCACTCCCATAATAAGAGTTATCATAGCTCTCTCCTGAGTTCCCGGATCGTTTCCTCAAGAAACATCACATAGTCGATTAAGTTCAGAAACGCCTGCGGTAGCTGCTGCATTCGCCATTCGATGCTCTCTCCGCCCTCCAAGTGCTCCTTGTGCGGAACAATCACCGCGAGAAGGTTCGTTGACTTCAGGTTTTCGCTTGAACCGCAGACGTGGTGCAGATCTCCAGGTGACCACTCATGCTTTAGCCAATCCCGATACATTTTCGATTGGTACGGCATTTTCAGGGCTATATCGCGAATTCTTGAGAAGAGAATCCTATCGTCGGTTTTCTCTGTCGACGGCTTTCGCATCAGAGTTCTATTCTGGTGTCAAGTTGTCTGAGATATTCGACTATCACAAACAGGCGTGTTATCGGCAGATCCAATTTCTCTACGAGAGGAACCATCTTTGAGTCCGACCTATCTATTGTCGACTTATCTATTGTCGCCAGTGGTTTCGGCTCGGAAAGTATCGGGGCAAGTCGTTGTTCAAGTTGCATCAGAGCCTTATCCAATTCCGCAACCAATTCGACGATTTTGTCAACCGCCTCAGTAACTTGTCGTTTTTCATCTTCCATTGCTTTGCTCCTTAATTGTGTTCTCCTTAAAAATCACTCAGGCAAGAGTCGGGGACTCCTAGTAGAGGTGATCTACACATGACAACACCAGTTGCGGGTTGGAGGAATCCCCGTGTACCCATCTTTCCTCGCGGGCAAGAGCATCTTGCCTGAGTAGAATTTCAATGCGGCTCCTCTCTATATCCGATTTCGGCGAAATATTCTTCGGGTGTATGAACTACGTATCCCATTTGCGCGAGTTTTCTGATTGCTCGATCAATGTATGCGGCCATCTCTCCCTTTTTCAACGGTGCTGTGGAGCCCGCGATAAGACAGATTTCCCCAGTTATCGGATTTACGAGTTCCTTTTTGTTGCACTCGGATTTGAGCCAGTCGTGCATATCGGAAGTCTCCCATCCAAAAAATTCCGCCGCATCACGAACGACCGCGGCAAAATAATACCCGCGCTGACTAGCTGTTTTGCTTTCCTCGTGCAACTGTAAATTCAAAAACAGTTTCTTGCCTTCGTACTTCTCCAAATACTTCGCGAGAAGCTCTTTGTTGTAGAGCAGTTTACCTTGACGAACTTTACAAATCAGGCTGTCTATCATCGTGCCGAAACCTCAGTGTCCTCGAAAAATCTAACGCCTGGATACATATTATCCCGCTTAAATCGCCGTGCAGCCGCATGAAGTGGGGCCATCTTGATTTCAATGCAATCGGGCGCGACCTTACCTTCTCCTATTGCACGACACAAGGCAAGCAAGTCAACAACCTCTGCTTTCCAGATCTTTCTGATGGATGCAGATCCGATTTCGCCCCTGCTTGTATTCGCTGAAGGAAGAATAACTGGAGGCGGTGCTACGATTGCTTGCTCTCGATTTTCTTCTTTTGCTTTCTGTTTTTCTGCTTCGATTTGAGCCTCGAATTCCTTTCTGCGCTTTGCTTCTTCTGCTTGTCGTATACGCTCCTTCTCGACGCGGTAATGCTTTATCTTGCCTTTGATAGTATCTTCCGCGAGGCTGAGTGATTCTGAGATTGGTCTGAACATATCATTGACTCGCTTGACCAAACGATTAAACGGCTCAACATGCTCTTTGCGCGCGGCTTCCGTTTCTTTTTGGAATTGCTTGATCTTGGACAGCGTATCGACACCGACTATCTCCTCGAAGTCATCGGTGATGACGACGGCCCCCGCCATGCGCTCCGCCTCAATAGACATGCCCTGCCACTTCACAAGCTCGATTTTTAATCCGTCATTTTGGAGATCCGTGCTGACGGCGGTTGTCATGATTTCACCCCTTGACTTTCTTTCTTCACGGCTATGTAGAGTTTCGTGATATGTGCTTGGGCATTTTTGTTCAATTTTTTCATTTGCTCAAAATTGATTTTCCACCAATCTTCGAGTGCGTTCAAATCACGTTTTCGCGCAACCTCATCGAGACTGTGTTCAAGCAATTCTATCGGTTCGACTGATGGTTCAGACGGAGAGGGAACGAGCGGCCCGGGAGCCGGCCTGTCAAACACACCATCAAATGGATCTTCTTTAGATGCCTGTTCCTGAATCATTGACTCGTAGTCAAGGGTTGCTTGGGCCTTTGATTTGAGTTCTGGTTTCGTCGCGTTTTGTACCATCCACTCCAGATAATCCTTCGGAATTTCCATCCAAATCGTTCCCTTGTACTTCCCGATTTTTATTGTCTCGGTTTTGGGATCGAATTGTTCAAAGTTCGCTCCAGCTATATTGATTGGTCTCGGATGTTCCGCTTCTGCGGTTCCCTCCCCTGCTGATTCTTGTGGCGATTGCGGCGACAATTCTGTGATGGGCCCAGCTTGCTGCATCTCCTCGTCTGTGTAAACTCCTCCGAGTTCGTTAGGAAATGCCTTGCGTAAAGCCAGGGCTTCCGCGGTCTTGCCTAACATCAAGTAAGGCATCTTCTTCCACATAAAATTTTGCCCTTCTGGAGGACAGTATTCAATCCATCGTGCCGTCGCGGCAAATGGAACGCGCGTGTTGCCGACAAGTTTGTAAACCGTTGCTGTTGCGGTGATCGGGTTCGCGCCTTTCTTTTGCACAACATGCTGATATTCGCTCAATCCCTCGTCAAACAAATAATCATCATTCCCAGCATATCTTCCAGTCCGGTCGGCTATGGAACGATAACCATCGATTCCCGTCTGGATTGTAAAGCGCTCGCCACGCTTTATGAGGTGTACTTGGCGTTTGAATGGCGAGAGCTCATTTTCGGCACAAAAGCGGGCAAACATTTTGATCACCGCCACGGGCGTGTCCTGTGGTATGATTGATGCTGATATAAGTGTTTGAATGTCCTCCGTTGACAGGGCAACTCCAGTTTTCACGATCGCCTGTTCGTTCATAATCCGTTCTCCTAATATACTTGTTGCTTTCTTTGAGATTTTATCCGAGCCAACATCATCTGCTTGCTCAGGACTGGTTCTTGCCAAGCTCATGGTTCCTCCGCCCAATAAAGACACTGAAAACAGAATCCGTACGCATCCAATCTCCCGCCACACCGCGGGCAGTCTAAACCTTCAAAACCTCCGCGTTCATCCGCCTCGATGATCGCCGCCGCGACTTTGATCTCGTCGTAGCCTATGCCCAATTTGGGTTCAAGCTGGTCGCGGCAGAAATGCAAAGCGTTGAGTACTTCGATGAATGTCATCGCAATCGCCTACCCATTGTGCATCATATCCCAATTCGCCTCGACTATAGCCGCGTTGTACTCGGCTTTCGCGTCGTCGGTCAGCTCAACGGCCTGAATCACAAGTCGGTCTGAGTCTCTTACCGAGAGCTCAATTTCGATCTCGGTCTTCGGGAAATAGGCCTTCACGTCCTCAAGCAACCAATTTGAACGGTAGAAGGCCCTGACCTTGACCGGGAAATCGGGATCACCATCATAGTCGATGGTACTGCCGAAGCAATACGTGCGCGCCACTTTAGTTCTCCGAAATTTTTCCGTACAAAGATTGGATGATGCCGAGAATCCACATCGGCTTGTACAACGGATAAAACCGCTCGCGTCGGCTTGGAGACCTGTCGAGAAGCTTGTAATGCGAAAGAAAGTCGTTGTCACTCATTGTAGTTGCTCTATCCTGTTTTGGGGATTGCGGAAAACCGAGCACCAGATTTTTGCTCGCTTCAGATGGTACCCGTCATCGAGCATTTTCCGCTTCGCCCAATAATCCTTGTCGAGCAGTTTTAGCTTGTCGAGCAGTTTTAGCTTCGCCGAATAATCATCCTCGAGCGGTTTTACTTTTATAGAAGATTCTTCATGGCCGCGCGCAGACAATATACGCGTTAAACCATCTTCGATTTGCCCACACTTTCGGACGTGCTGGATCAGCGCGGTCGCGCTACCCGCAATTCGTTTGTACGCTGATTTGAGTAGCCGCAACTGCTCTGGGTTAGGTGTGCCAGCAACGACCGTGAATTTGTTCCAGGCGGAAAAATCAGACTCGATGGAAAAGATGGTTTCTTGGAGACCCTGCTTCCATCCAGCCAGTTTAAGTTTCTTTTCGTTCTTTTCAATCAATTCGGAATGGGATCCAATCCCCGTCAGCATAACGCGGCGGGTTTTCTTGCCGACTTTGAACTCAACAAGAGACGCTATTGCTCCTTGACACATTCGGTTTCCTCCGATACCATTTTCAGAAAGAAGCCGGTCCCAAGCGGCGGCCTTCTAAGTTCCGCCCTTTCAGTAATTTCAGGCTTACCCATCAACAACCGGTTCTGAGCAGGAGTCATTACCTGATCATGCTGATTTGGCAAGTCTCCTCCGATTGTCTTGTTAGGCAGTCTTTACTTGGGACTGGTTTCATTTCGCCCCCTTTGAGTTGGACAACAAAGGAATGTACTGCTGCTTGTAGCCAGCGATAATCTTCTTGAGTCGGATTTGCTCGCTCAAGCTCGGAGTATGCTGACTCTTCGCCCATCTTTCGATAGTACGGACGCTCTTGCCTAGTCTAGCCGCGATTCGTTCTTTCGAACCCGGAAACGATTCAATTACCTCAGTGAGTTCTTTGGAGAGATAGGACATTGGTTTGGACGTTTTGTCGTCAACTTGACGCACGCAATATAACCATGCTGATCGCGTTTGTCAAGAGAAATCTTTACAATTTTTACGTCATCTTGCAAAAGCTGTGCCAAACGGTTTTGGTTAAGATTGGCTGGTGTTTTCAAGCCAACGCGCAATCTTGTCAAGTGTCATCTGGGACACAGTTCCGCCCATCTCGAACTGCCTCAAGGTATAGACACAGATCCCGATTTCAACGGCCGCCTGGGGCTGATTGAGATCCAGAATGTTCCTGCGATCTTTGACTTTTTTGATGAGATCGAATTGTTTCTTTTTCATAAAAACACTCCTTTACGCGTTTCGGATTGAATCTTGATAACTTTCGGATCATCATTTGGCTGTATCGGGTAAACGATAAAATCTTGATTCTTCCTCATTTTTGATAATGTTGATAACCGCACCATCCCACCTCCAGAACCCGCAGATGGAGCACAGAGACCCGCCTGCGATGTGTTGGCGCTTTAGCCAGGCCAGATGGCGTTGACAGGCTCGGCAGAGCTTGCGTTGCCGTTCAGTGATTGGTGTCATTGCTCCCTTTCCCAATTTTCCTGTTCATACTGGTCAATGAGGCTGTTGTAAATGCCCTCGCAATATATTGATGTTGGCTAGGTTCGACCTACGATACGAAACGTGAATCTCTCGCCACTATGTTCTGTCATTCCGCCGACACCCCTCACAGCCTCAACAGTAAATTCCGTTCGCTCCGGGCGGTTATCTAGATTGTAGTGCGCTATTGAATCCGCAAAACAGCCCGGCATTTCGCGGCTAATCAATCGGTCTGCCGCTCCCTTGTAATCGGGCCAGCCATCCACCACTCTGATTCGCGTCCAGCGATTCGATTCTGTATCGACGAGTTTCATGATTACCTCCGTCAGATGTGTCATTAAACTTTGAAATGCTCGATTGTTATGGTTGTATCTGATTTGGTAGACGGCCAGGAAACATGCCTGCCATCTACGGTCATTGCGAATCTGTCACTCTCCGGACATACCCATGCTCCACGATCATCCGGAGTCATCAAGGCTGCGGCAATTTGTTTTAACAGCGTTTGCAGTTCTCGAAGATTGGGAACAGGACGCTGGCTAATAATTGCGATGCGTAGCATTGTTGTATCCTTCTATACAATCTTGTACCGTGTCCACTCTGGGACATCGGTATGCGTGAGCCAATAGTTGATGACCCGTGCAGGACTGTTGGTTGTGATCGCGCCTACCAGCGTGCGGCCCGAAAAAAATTTGGTTGTCATTGTAGTATCCTCCTATGCGTTGGATTCAATTGTGATGGTAGAATAATCGGGAGTATCGGCAATTCGTATCTTACCGTTGGTGGCAGCAACCAACATAGCGGCAACCCTTTCGCGGCCCGCAAGCCAGTATTTTTTATCAACTCCTTGCGTTGTATCGCCCATTAGCAGTTTAAACTCCGCCTGTGCTTGGAGTTGCCGCAACTCAAGGTCATCCGGCAGAGCATAACGAGCATGGTTAGGCGATTGCGACAAAAATCGACGGATGAGCGACAACTCTGCCGTCGACCACAGACGCCTCTGGGCCCACCCCCAAATCAAATCGCCTGCGGTGTAGTCGATGTTTTGGATAGTCGGCCCAAAAATAGCCATCGCCCTGGGGTGTTTCGGCAATTGATTGTCGGGACCATACGGGACATCGCTATTGTTGTGTGTTACCACGCCAAGCTGATAATGACTGGCGGTATGCTCGGTTGTCAGCGACCAGGGATAACCATTAATGCGGATTGTCATTGTTGTATCCTCCTATTTGATTGATGTCAATAGTTGTACCGTCCCAGCGCCAGAACCCGCAAACGGAACACCAGGACCCGCCTGCGATGTGTTCGTGCTTTAACCAGGCCAGATGACGTTGACAGGCCCGGCAGAGCTTACTCACCTGTTTGCGCATCATTATAGTATCCTCCTATAGTTGTTTAGCGCATAGCCCCGTCCGCCTTTCTGCGGGGGCCGCGACGGGGAGATCATCTACTTGATAAGATCGTCCAGCTCTACCTGTGCACACCCTGCACTCTCGGTTACGACCGTTGGATCAACATGCTCAGCCATTGCAACCGAGACTCGGTACCAAGTTGCCAGGTTATCTGCCCGCATTAGATACAGGTAAAGATCATTGGAGACCGCCCGCAACCTGTTACGTGACTCGGGGATCAGGCCAAACGGCCAATCCATCACAAGGTCATACATCTCACGCGTGGGTGGCAGCTCTCTCACGAGTCGTGTGGCTTTGCAGTCTGGGCACTCGCTTATGCGGTAAGCCTCATCTTTGAGGGATCCATCCTCGTTGACGCCTAACAGCCACTCCAGGCCATCTGGCGTATAGTGCAGGTCAAAGGAGCGCTTGCATTTGTAGCAACGGTGCTGTACCGTGTGTGTCATTGTAGTATCCTCTCTATTATTGTTGTTGTTGACGATAGCAAGATAATATGCCGACCCACAAAAGTCAAGGGAAAAATTTACAAAATGCTAAAATCTTGAAATATAAGGACTTACAGCGAAAAATTGCGCAATTCTGGGCGGCAAAAACGCCTTGTTAGCGGGCAAGTCTTAAGGTGACATACGCTATAGTTCCGCCGATGACAGCACCTGTGACAACCTTCTGAATGGTCTCCCAGGTTGATCGCGGCGTGAGAACGATTTTCTCTTTCTCCACCGTTACGGTTCGGATTTTTTCGGGTGGCGGGAAATGAGTGTAGGTAAATCTCTCGACGGCAGGCCAATAGGTTACGTTCAGACTGCCGAGTGCGGGAGTCTCAAAAGTTGCAGTTTTTGGGCTTAAAAGGCGGAAAATCAGTGTGTCCTTGTTCTGGATAACCGATTTGAGGGAGTCTATGGCTTTCTGGTAGGCTTCTGTTACAGGCACCGGATTTGCGCCTATGTTGCCCGTGGTGGGTTTAATCGGGACGTACTGGACGATTGTATCCCTCCTTACCTCTTTATATGCGCCAGCGGCGATTTCTGTGCGCCATTTTGTGTCGGTTTTTTCCTCGCCATCGTAGCAGCCCTTGAAATATCCAACCGTCGCGCCGAGAATTAGAGCAAGAACCCCAATAACAATTTCTTGAAAATATTGGCGAATCTTGTCAATCATTGCCATTGTCCCGTCAGCAACTGTTGAGCAAGCCTCTGAGCTCTTGGGCCAACTTGTTGCGTATATTTGGAGTCAAGCAGGTGCTTAGCCGCGTTCGTCCAATTCCCCTGTTCTATCGCGGCCAGCATCTTCGGAAACGCCAACAAGCCGTCAGTCCGCAGGTTGAAGCACATGTTCAGGAGAACGCCCTGACGCGCATCGTCAAGGTTTTTGAAGAACGGAATGTTGGCGGTACACCATCCATGAACTCTCCGAAGATCATTCTCAAGAAGATAGTCAATTTCGTCTTGAGACAGCCCTCCGCCCCTACGTTTGTCGATCAGCCTGCCGACTCCAATCGTCCAGTATCCAAGCGAATCCTGATAAGCATAGGATTTACAGCCCTCATCTCTCGTAAGCTGTGCTTTGATATCCTGCGGTAATTTTTGTTCGGTGTCCATCTCGCCTTCTCCAATATTCTTGTTCTTTTCTTGCCCTCTCTGGAAAATCACGTTTGAGGGAGGTGTCCATCGTCAGCATGTCGCCGGTGCAGTGTTCGCTAAATTCGTTCAGCGGACATGACATTCGTGTCAGTTTTTGTTCAGCGTTCATTTTTTTTGAACAAGGCTAAATTTAGAGAACCATTACGGTGTGTCCCGAAGAACAAAACGCACATACAATTTCCGCAGCGTATCGGGGTCGATTTTACCCCATCCCATCTTCTCCCAGAGTGGAACCAGCCTCGGATACGGCACGGGCCTTTGTCCCTCGCGACCCCTTCTCAAAAATTTAGTCTGTGCTTCGGTAATATCCTCTACATACCTGGGTTTTCTCAACTTCTCCATCTCGGCTAATACTTCATCCAGAGTAATATCTTTGGGTTTGCTCATAGTCGTACCTCCTTCGGGCGTGTTATGTTCCAGACTTTCGATCTTGTGAAAACCGAATCTTCATCGCCGTGCCTGATCAAGACACCACCGATTTGGGGCATTGAAGATCGACCCAACGAGAAGCGATATGTATGCGGAACTTTCAGCTGCCAGGCTGGAGTTACGAGAGAAATTCCATACCCGTTTTGCGTGGGCACACGCGTCTCAATGGCTCGGTGTCGGTGACTACGGACAATAACATCCGGTGGCTGATTGTGCCATCTGCCGGCATCTACAAGAGATTCGATGAATTCCTTGTACGGCGCGGTGGATTCGTAGTTCGCGGATTGCGTTGTTCCTATATGGTGCGAAAAATGAATCAGGCAACCGTTCAGTCTCATCCAGAGTTCCCATCTCGCATAGTTCCCGATTTCATCGGGAATCGCTCCCAGAGATTTGGCCAATGCTTCCTCGATCTGGCCGCTCTCGCCAACGTGCGCTTCGGTGCCTCGGATATGATAGTAACCAGCGCATTTCTTCGCCTTAACGCGCGACTCAAGAACCACCTTAGCAATACCAACTTGGTCGGTTAGATTCTGCGTGATCTGGGTAACACTATCGTGATGCTTTCCGTCAATGGCATCCCCATTGTGGACAATGATGTATGGCTCGTTTTTGGTTACGACAGGCACCCACTCATCCCAAAAGTACAACCACATCTTCCAGAGTTTCTTCTGTAGGTCGGAGGGTTCATAAGAGCCACCGCTGTCTAACCGACAGGATGGCGGGCAAAGTCCAAGCTGACAACCGCAGTGGGTATCTGAAATTACGATGATGTTACGTACCATCTTGTTTCTTTCTCTGTTGTTCTTTGATAGCTTCGCGCTTTTGTCTGCGTTCGAAACTGAGTCTCAGTCCCTTGCCAGACGGAACCTCATAGCCGCACTCCTTCATGCGGTCGCAAAATGCGTAGACGTGAGGCTTGACGTCGGGCGGGCAGACTTCAAGAAATGTAAGAAGGGGATTGATGTTCATTTTTTGATCCGTGGAATTGTCATCCGCAGAAAGGCGTAGCCGAAAGCAACAATCACCAGGATTCTCCAAAGATCAGAAGCATCCATTTGTGTAATCTTTCGCGGATGGGGACGTTTTCTGTCCACTTTTGAAATCAATAGAACCAACTCGCGGTATATCTGTGGCACATTGGGGCAAACGTGCCGTTGCTATACAATCATCTTGTCCAAGCGAGTCCCTGGTCAAGCCAAATCGTCCGTCGTGATTCGTCGCCCTTACCCAAGATTGCTCGAAATCGGAATCCAAAGCGATAGAAAATGGTCGATGTCCCAGGGGGAATGGAAAACTCGTTCGACGTGTTTAGATAGACGTAATCCTTGTTCGCGAGCAGTGTGTCCGTCTTTCCCTCCACGCCGTCGAGCAATGAAGCCTTGAGTTTAGTACCGAACACATTGTCAACCGAAATAACATCGGCACTGTCGGCTTTTGCCCTTTCCGAGGTAAAGTAGAGCCTTACGATCGATTCTGGGCCGATCAAGTTTTTGTCCGAGAGAATAGTACCGAGGGTGAAAAGCAGGTAAATGCCGGTCTCGCGAGAACTCAGATTGAAGTTGATCGAGTGCATGATAACCGGCACATCGGGCGTCTGTGGTGGTATGGGTGAAACAGCAACGCCGTTAGTTTTGCATCCGATCAACAATGGCAAAATCAGAAAGCCTAAGATTGTTCGCATTTGATCCCTCCCAGCGGTACTCTTTGGAAACCGTTCCGTGGAATACTTCGAGACTTATTCTCGTGAACGGATATTGAGACCGCGGATTGTAGATGTAGTAGGGAATGTAAAGAAAAAGCTGTCCGTAGCCTTTCAAGCCATAGCCGTCGGGCACATCCTCCTCTTTTGCGGGAAGAAACGAGAATTCCTTGACGAGCCTGTATCTCCACTTTCCCGCGGGAGCATCCACGCCTCCGACCAAACCAAATTGACCGTCGTAGATTTTTCCCGGAACATCCGCGGCCAAGTCTTGCCAATAGAAATACCGCTTAAGTTGCCACCGGATTGTGAGCCGTTCAGTTGTCTTGTTCCAAACATCCCCGATCCAAAATTGTTCCTCGGTGATTGAATTTGAGGTGACTGAATCTACGTTTGTAACGTTCCAGAGTGTGAAGTCTATGGGATTGACGGACGTTTCAGGGAGCACGCTGATGATATCGCCCGACCGTTGACATCCGGCCAGAATAAACACCGAGATCAAAAATAATGTCCTCATCACGTAGCCTCCTCTCGAATAGTCAAAGAAGCCAAACAACAATCGCTATCGTATAGGTGAAAAGAACAAGATAAAGATAAGGAACGAATTGCCCGAAGATACGGAACCCACCGAAGCCTCCTGTAATCCAGTCCTTCGCATCAAGCGTGTCAAAGGGATTCTTGATCCAGTACGAAATGTCCTCAACGAAAGCCCAAGTGGGAATCAGAAACACAATCCCGGGCGCGTGTCCAGCGAGTCCAGCTAATAATGTGTCGAGTCCGAGTGCGAGGATAAGTACTTCGAGGAACATCGGAAGGTGGTATCCCTTTGTGAAGAGCCTGAGAAAGTCGGGAGGCCCCAAACTGAGCTCCTTGTCGCCGAACAGAAACTTTTCTGTCCTGCCGCGGATGATGGCGGTCAAGAAGAATATGGTAAGTGCAAGCCCTACGGCAACAGCTTGACTAAGCTGGTTTTTCATTGCTACCTCCATAATTAAGGAAAGATGCAATACAAAATCAACCCTGTGGACTTCCGCCGTTCCCGTTTCCAGCCATGATGTCGGTCTTCTTACTTGACCCTAAACTCGACCCGAAGAAATAGTTCCATACCGAGGCTGCTCCACCGCCTACAAGCGCGCCCAGGCATAGCATCACCGCGTCTTTGTTTCCGGCGGGAATCTCATGCGTCACTATTAATCCCACAATCCCAAACGCGCCCAAGACGAGAACCGCGCCGAGAATGTACTGGTAAATCTCTTTGAATTTGTTCATCGCTTCCTCCCATTTGATAATTGCCTTCGCAAATCCTTCTGATCTTCCCTCAGTTCTTTGATCAGCTCCTTGATCTCCAATAGTGTCTGCTTTATCTCTGCACGTTCCACCCTGCTTTCCGCTTCGGAGATGTTGATTGCAACGGTTTGTTTGTCCAGTTCCGCGGTCTTGGTCTTTACCGTGTCAACATCGCTTCTCAATGCGCCGTATCCAATCAGGCCCGCGGCGGCCAATGGTATCATCGGTAAAAGCAACTTCAGCCATCCATTTGGTTCGCCCTTGTGTTCGATAACCGCGATGTCTGGCGACCCGTTGTTATCCAAGTCGATCAGTTTGGGCGTCTTTTTGAACAATGGAATTTTCATTGTGTCATCTCGCTAGTCGTTCGGCTTTTCCTTGATCGCCTCCAAACTAACAACCTTCGCGGTGCGTTTCTCGTCTGGTAGTGTAACGGGAAGCACCTTTATCTGAAATGTCGCTATTCCAATCTGCGTACTGATCTCCTGAAGCTGATTGCGAAGCTCCTGAATCCTACGTTGATGGTAAAAAAGCTCCATCTGAATTTGCAGGATGGCTTGCTCAACAGCGGGATTGAGATCTTTGTTTTGATCTGACATTTTTGCCTCCGTCATGAATAACACGCTACGTCAAATGTCACGCCATTAAGCGTGATGGTTCGTTTCAAAGTTGGATTGGTTGCGGCACTTGAGCTTCCAGCATTTGAAACCTCCGTTCCGTGTTTACCGTCAAGTTTGTCTGAATCAAGGCCGGTTGCAAAACCAGTGCTATGGGCTATCGAAATCATTGTAGTGCCAGCAATACTTGTAAGAAAATCTGTCGTATCACCGCGAATCTGGAGATTCCCACCTTCAAGCACCAGATTCCAATAGGTGTTGTTTGTTACACGCAATCTGAAATAATGGTCGGCGGAAATGTTAAAGTACTCATTTATACCACTTGCTTCACCTGCGATATATCCAGCTTGATACCATGCTCCAACCCAATCGTAAAGTGTAACTTGGCCGTTGTCGATCTTAACCTTACTACTGGAACCAGCCTTCTCAATTACCGCGTCACCCATATACACAGAGCCAGCCTGCGTCACCCTGAACGGCGCGCTCCCTCTGTTCGCGTAGGTGCTCCCCGCCCAGATCCGGATCGCCAAATCTCCCGATCCCTCGCCCGTCAAGCCCGCCGTGTTCGTGCTGCCGGAGCTCGCAACGATGTTCCCTCCCAGGATCGAGTTGCCCGTGATGTTTGGCGCTCTGATCTCCGTGCTGTCGAGGTAGGTTGATTGGATGTACCCCGGCACATCCCCGAGCGCCACTAGATTTGTCGGCCGACCGGTTACGTTTGACCCCCAGTCCGCTCCTACCGTCGCGTTGTCCTGCGGCTTGCCCGAACCTGTGACGTATGACCACTCTACAGAGCTTCCAGGCCCAAGAATGATTTTCCCGCCGTCGAGATAGATGTTGTCTTTGGCGTAGAGGCCGTATCCCTGAAGTTGTCCAAATGTCGGGTGATTGATCCCCGTTAACTTGCCGAGCCGAACCTTGATCGTGGCGAGCGTTCCGAGGTCGGAGTACGACTTCACTCCGTCGATGACATCTTCGTAGGGAGCATTGGTATCGTCTGCGGTCAGGTAGATGGAGCCCTGTCGCGTTGTGTCTGTTGTGTTGCCAAAACGAACAAACTCGATGCCCTCGCCAAAACCTGCAAGGTATTCCTCGCCGTCAAGAATCGCGACCGTTGCCTCACCTTCGGCATCGAGCACAACTACCTCGCCGATGACTCTATACACAAGCAGCTTCCCACCGGCGGCATCATAGTCCACCCTCTGGGCAAGCACGAGATCGTGCAGCATAAAACCTGGGCCACCGACCTCAAACGTAAATTTGTATCCAGGACCAGACCACGCGAAACCACCGAAAGTAATCCCACCCGAGCCGGTGATAACCTTCGTAAATGCTACATCAGCTGCTCCGCCGAAAGCGATGTTGCCACCGACGGGCTCCGCAATGCCGAAGCTCACGTCTGCTGAACCGCCGAATGTAATGCCTCCAGAAGGGAGAATGATCCTCGTAAACGCAACATTCGCCGATCCACCGAACGTTATACCGCCCGATCCTACCGGAGCGGTGGTGAACGCGAGGTCAGCAGACCCGCCGAATGCAATACCGCCGGAGGCGATAAACTCCAGCACGACCGGCAACGTCGCGACTCGCCATCGTCGGGAACGTGGTGCGTGATCAAACGGACGTCTGAATACCCAGCTCATAGTTGGTCAGCCTAGAGTTCTTCGACTACAACGACTCCAGACATCGTGGTCGACGCGGCTGGAGCATTTTCAAGACCGACGACAATCGCCTCGGCTTGGCGCGCAGTGATACGTCCCTCTGGGGTCGGAAAATAATTCCAGCCATTCAAGGCGTTTTGTCCTTCGCTCCAGAGTGTGACCGATGTTCCGCCCGTCGCCCTGGTCGTATTGTTTGCCTCTGCCACGAAACCAGCCGCGGCGTCGTTTGCGCTGAGCGGTTGAGGCGTTGGCGCACTTCCGCCCGAACCGCTCGTGTAAGCACCACTGAATCGCTTGATCGTGAAACGAAGCTGATCAGATGTCTCTGAGGCTCCGTTGGTGATGACGATTTGGTGAATCTTAATCGGCTTGTCGTCTGCCGGTGTTAGCTCAAAGAAGTCTTGAGCCGCGGCAACGGCAACGCCATCAAAGGATACTGTGTACATTCTGCCCATTGAAGTCTCTCCTTACATACGATAGTGAGGTTTGCTGATTTGGTTGCGATTCCAAAAACTGAACCCAGGCACATAATCGACTGCGAGATATGGATCGTTTGAAGTTCCAGCTTGCTCAGAGCAATAGATGTTGTAGTAATTTGAGAGACCAGCCTGCCACGTCGGTGCACTGTTATCGAGGTCCCGCTTTAATCGAGCGGCAATCTGTGTGACTCCCGTCTTGTTGATATTGGAAAGGCCAGTAGCGTTCAATGCAAACGCGGTGTACGCGACTGTCGAGACGTTTGCATAAAGAACATCCGATGCCTGTCTGACGCCGGAGTAGTTCCCAATCGCATAGCCAGCGGTGGTATAATGATCAAGGCCAATGCCATCTCCGCCTAAGTCATCTCCTTTCCCACTACAATAGAGATATTGCGTTGCTCCCGTGATCATCGCGTCGAGACCGAGAAGAGAAGTATCTTCTGGAAAGACCAATCGATGAAAATTTTCATACCGAGAGCTTGTGTAACTTGCTGACAGAAGCAGTACAACCGTGCTGGATGTTATGTCATAACCCGTCTGCGCGCCACTCCGAATATTCGACCAAGTTTCATCTACACCACGCCGATAGTAGACGCCATCGCCAGCGCCCGCGTAGAAACTTGTTGTCAAGTCTGTCTCCAACCAAGCACCGACACCAACGAAGGTGCGATCAATGAAGTCTTGGGGAATCATCTTCCGCAACCACACTTGATTCCCGCGCTGAAAGAATTGCAACTCGACGTCCACAACCTCGCCATGATGATTCCACGCCCGCGGCCGTCTGATCCACGAGAGCCGACCGTCCGAATGGAATAAACCCTGCCTGCCTTTGATCGATTGGCTTGCCTCTTTGGTGAGATCGAAGTCGGTGATCCCATCCGAGAACTTCACACCTGCAGAAGCAATCACCTGGAACTCAACCACATTCGAGAGAGGCTTTCGCTCGAAATGGAAAATCTTGGCAAGCGAATTGTTACGCGCCTCAACAATCTGATGCCCACCTGGTTGAAGGATGTTGGGCCAGATGAGTGCTTTCTGAATCAAACCGAACGCCGATCCTCCGTACGATCGCGCCTGAACTCTGTTGGGGTTTGGCAGACGGAACTCAAGTGAGTGATCGACGTCGAAGAAACGAACATCTCCGTAAAGACCGATCTCGGCCTCGTAAGAAGCCTTAGTCATTTGGAAGCTCTGCGACATGGGATTGAACTCCAATGTGGTGTCGATGTCGCGAAAACTGCCATCTTTCAGCGCATCATCACGAAAGTGGATATGCCCGACGTGCGCCTCAAGGCGATGAATTCCGTTGCCAAGATCAAATTGCTTGGCCGTCGCCGACCGCTTTTCCATCAATTCTCGCATTACTCACCCGTGAACTTCGGCGTTACCTTGATCTGGTCGCCATCATTCTGCACCACCTGCGGATTTGCGAAACGCTCGGCCCACAAAATCACGCCCGACGTGGCCTCAATAATGAAGTAGCCATACACCGTAACGGCTGCGCCAGCGGTGAACGTCCACACCTGCTGCGGTTGCGATGCGGTTGTGACGCCTGCAGATGAGCTTATCGTCCAATCTGCGCGGTTCAATGTTTTCGCAGCATAACCCTGCGTGGACATCTCGGTATAGCTTGCCGCGGTGTCGTTCTCGGTGGGCGTATAATTGTTGACGTATAGCTTGATGGTTTGAGCTTCGACGGTTGCCTTTTTCAAGGCCATCGTCAAAAGCTGAACCTCGCCAACATCAGGGACTAAGAGAGCCATAATATGTTCCTTTCAAATTATGGAATGAGTTCAAAATTCTTGACTTTACCAGTTGAGCTAACCCAAATAGACCCGTTGGTAGCTCGAACCTGTTGAAAAAGGAGTTCCATAAACGCGGCAGAGCCGCGAACGCGAATCTTGTCTACCTCCAACGACCATTTGCCATTGATATCTCTGTGTATATCCAAACCACTGCCCAACATTCCCGAAATATAATCGGTCGTCGTAACAAATCGTACTGTGTCTGTAGGCATAGATGTCTCCTTATTTGACTTGCAGAAAAATCGCAATCGAGGCGTAGTAGAATCCGTCCGCCGCAGCACTCCCGTAATCCGAAACAAACGCCTGAAACGTCAAATTGCCAGCAACTACGGCCACGGAATCCTTGACCATGGCAAAGGTGGCCTGGCAGTTTTTCTCCGCGTTTAGCGCGACGAGAAAGACATGCGTCACGTCGGAGAAGACTGGATAAGATTTTCCCGTGTCGTCCGTGGCGAGCTTGCCGACATTCGTCGTGAATGTTTCGGGATTTGTCTCTGTTCCCTCAATCTTTACGTTCGATTTCAGGTACATTATTTCAGTCTCCGTTGCCTTTCTTCCCCAGTTCCTGTAGAGCACGGATCCGAGCAGTTCAAGCGTAAACCGCCTGCCAAGTTCGATCTCCTGCAGCCATCGCGTGGCGTATTCCTCGCTCTCCAAGACCACATCGTCGGCCTGATCGGAAAACTCCACGCATTTCGTGTCGCCCAGAATGAAGTCCGAGACGAACGCGCGGTCGTCCTTGTCCACGAGCACCCCGAAATCCACGGCGATCCGCTTGTTGAATCCCAGCACTTGCCGTTCCGCCGAGCCGTCGAGGTACTCGTGGTTCGCGGCCACAATGCGCACCGAATCCGGCGTGCTCGATCCTTTGACCGCGAGAATGTCGATCTGCCGCGATCGCGTCGTGCCATTCTTGATGTATGTCAGTGTCGCGTTCATACATGATAAGTTCTCATCACGCGCTCGCGCAGCCTCAAGACATAGTAGCGGCCAAGCTCCACATTGTTGAGCCACTCGTTCTCGTAGCCCTCGCCGTCCTCCGGCATGACCTTGATTGCCGCGCTTGTCGGGACGGCTCCGGGCTTGAGCGATACCGTGCCGTCGTCCGTGTAGGACGCCGACGTCGCGTACCCAAGAAACTGCGTGGAGCCGGGCACTCCGGATGTGGTCGAGCGGTATATCTTGTATAGCACCGCGCCCGATACCGAAGTCCATGTAAGATTGACCTTCTGATAGGCTGGTGCTGTTGTCACCGATGCTTGCGTCGATCCCACCGTTTCCCCCACGGCATCCACCGCCGTCACTTTGTAGTAGTACGTGTTGATGGGAAGACTTCCACCCACAACGCATACCGCCGAAAGATTCGTCGGCGCCGCGATCGTCGGCTCGATCTCCGCGTCCGCTGCTAGGAGAAAGTCCAGAATCGCCACCCTATCCGCGTGCGCCGCTATAACGCCGAAGTCCAGCATAAAACGCCTGATCAAGCCCTTGTTCTGCTGATCGCTCGAACCGTCAAGATAATGATGTTGCAGACCCGGGAAATGCAGCCACGCATCTGGCTCCCCGCCTCCGCGCACAGCAAGAACCGGCAGTGTTTTGAGAGTCAAGCTTCCGCCAAGAGGCGTATATCTAAGAAGTATGGTTGACATTGGTTGATCCGGATGAAGATGAAAGCCACGCGGATTCTATCATTTCCGGTTTAATTGATCGTTTCCTGGATCCATTCGATTTTCAGTTCTGCCGCGTTGAGGTCGATTTCCACGCGATTGCACCAGTAATTTCTCGCGCCGAGTCCGTCATTCAGCGTTGTTCGCTTCTGCGGTTGGACGACCTCGAACGTATCACCACCGCCTTCGGACGCGACGATTTTCGCGTATGTCGCGATGCATTTTTTCCACTCAAAATGCATGTGATTGAAATGATAGCCAGCAACCGCGTTTTCAAGCCTTTCGTTTGTCGAACTTGTCGCGCTGACGACATTCGCCCAGTAATCGTAGTAGGTGCAGTCGTCCACGATGGCAGGCGCCGCGCCCCCCTCTATGATCTCTGACGCGCTGGCATAGAGCACGCGTCCGTCTCCTCCGGTCGCCGGGTTCGGAATGATGTTGAATACGTTTCTGGTGTCGAAATCCAGAGTGACGTACGACGGCGGCTCCGCCTGGCTTCCTCCGATTCCCGGATAGTGCTCGCTGCTGAACCAGAAGAATGTTTGGGTGCCCGCGAGTTGACTGGCTCTCGCTCCTGTTATCAACGAGTCGGCATCGCTTCCAAACTCCTCTCCTTTGAGCCTGCTCCCGAAGGAGAGCAAGCTCGTGTAGGTTCTCCAGTTTTGCCGAAGCTCGAATTTGTACCGCTGTGTTACCGGATCGTACGAGAAAAACAGCTTTACGCAGAAGTTTCTCGTCAGATCGCCTAACATCGCCTTGATCGTGTAGTAATAGGTATGCAGTGCCGCGACTCCGTCCGGATAGAAAAAATCCGTATAGGCCACGACAAAGGGGATGTCCTGCGACACGAATTTCGTGGCGACGTAAAGCTGGCCGACATGGTAATTGCCCGCGCCCGACTTGAATGTGATGTCCTGCGTCCCATAAACAAACACCGTGTCGTCCCTGTTATAAGTCGGATTGAGACCGCTCTTGCTTAGCATCGCCGAAAAAAGTCCCCGTACACTCATAACCTTGTACGGTGCATTCATCTCGGTGGCATTCGTGGTCAGCGAATTGGCGTTCACTTCGCTCATCCAGTCGGATGTCTTGAGGTCGAAGATTTTCTTGACGGCTGAGACAAGCGTGAGATCCATCATCCTGACCCTGTCTGTGCCGGAAACATAATGCGCGCGCTCTATAAACGTCGTTCTGTCTGGAATTCCGGCGAAAAGGAATTTGGCCCCCGATCCTTCGTCGAGCGTGAATAGAAAGACAGGGGAATCGTAGATTGTGTGTCCGGAGTCGTCGAAAGTCGTCGCCTGCAGAATGCTGTGGAAGAAGCCGTCGTCCGTCTCCCTTAACTGCACCGCCAAGGTTGCAAGCTCCTGATTCTGGAGATTGACCACCGCCGCCATTGTAAGGGTTCCTAAACTCGTCAGCACTTGTCCGGTCGGCGCGCTAAGTCCCGCCACCGACGAGTTGATGCTCATCGCCACGATTCCATGTACGGTTTGAATCGGGGGCAACGTATACGTGGTCATATTCTACGTCCCAATCTGTTGATTCTGTTTCCCCTCTCGACGTACGTCGCAAGTCCAGACGCGGTTATCTCGTTCCGCACAACAAACACAGGCTGCATCGCCTGGGCGCCGCGATATCGGCTTTCCTGTCCGATGCTGTTTACCGGCTCCACACGCTCCAAGCCGGCCTCGCCCATCAGGATTTTTCTGCCCGTCCGCAGGCCGATTCCGACGGTCGGCTCCGTGATGTAGCCGCCATGCTGAAAGCTTGCGAACATTGCCTCGAAAATGTTTCCGGTCGCTCCGGCGGTCAGCAGATTGGCTATCAGGGAAGGCAGTTGCATCAGGACTGAGCTGGCGAAGGTGGCGATCATCCTGTCAAGCAGCGATTGCCCCAGTCCGAAGGCCGTCGCAAATCCCTCGGCCAAGTATGACGTCGCCTCCCGAAAACCGTCAGCCATTGAGTTGGTAAGCCTGGCGGTGATGGCTCCCGCGGCGCCGATTTCCTTTTGCAGGTTTTTCGCTTCGAGCGTGGTCTGCTTGACCCCGCCTACGGTTTCCGGGCCGATCCCGGCAATCGGTTTTCCCGTTAGCCGCTGCATTCCAAGCGTTTCCACGGGCAAAATCGGCCCGCCAAAGAGCGCGTACACCCGCGCCACTTCGCGGGATTTTTTCGCGAGGGCGATCTGCTTGTCGTAGAGCTCCTGGTATTGCGCCAACTCGTCGTGCAGTCTTTTCGCCGTGATCGCGGTCTCATTCTTGTCGTACTCGACATTCAGGTTGTAGAGCTTTTCCCTGTAGAGGGCCCGCGACTTTTCCAGCATCTCGGCGCGGACTTTTTCGTCCTGGAAATCCCTTTTCAGCTTCACCTCGGCCTGCTCCTGATCCAACTTCAGGAGCGCGACGGCCTTTTCGCGCTCGTCGTGAATGCGTTCGGCAATGGCCTTTTTCGTTTCGATGCCGACGGCCTCGTTGAACTCCTTGTATTTCTCGAACTGCTTTTTGTTCCTCTCCTCGATGAGCTTGTCGTACTCGTCCAAAAGCGCGAGATCCTCCTTTGACGGCGCGAACGGGGCCAAAACCAGCCGTGTAAGCCCTTTTGCCATCGCGGTCGAAATCGCCTCTCCGCCAGTGCCGACAAGCCTGCGCTCCATCGCGCGGGCGAACCATTCCTTCGATTCTATGCGCCGTCTGAGCTCCTCGGCGCGGGCCTCCACCGCCGAAGTCGGCAGCTCTTTCAGCGTGTCCAGGTATTTTCTGAGCTCCTTTTCCGCCTCCGCGGCCGCGTCCTTGCTGGACTTGAAAGCCATCACGACAAGACTCACTGCCGCCGCGATCGCCGCCAATGGCGTCGCGTACCGCAGCAAGATGCCGCCAAAGCCGCTGATGAAACCCGTCGCCCTTTGGGCGGCAAGGCCGAGCGCCGACATCGCGAATTCCATCTGCTGGAACGACATTGCGGCGTTGTTTACCGTGCCGCCCAGTTTGCTGGCGCCGAGCATCGAGCCCAACTGGGAAAAGGTCTGCGTGATTTCCGTTGAGGTGCGGTTGCCGACGCGCTGCTCGTAGTAGAACTGCCGCAACTGCTGGCCAAGCGTGAAGTACGACCTCATCATCTTGCCGTTTTCGGTCACGGTAGATGACGTGGTGCTGGCGATCATGTCCTTCACCTTGACTATCTGATCGCCCAGCTCCTTTTGCCGCGGTATGTTGTCGAGCGCGGTTCTGCCCAGCTCCTTGTTGAGCTGCTTGAGCGCCGCGCGGGCGTCGTCAAGGGTCGCGATGTTCTCGACATCGATCCTTATTTTGAGGTCGGAATCGGCCATTATTTTCTCTCAAGCTGCTTTCTCATCGCCCAAGCGTCGTAGCGGGCAAGGCAAAACCAGATTATTGCGTCCTCCATCGTCCAATTCTCCGCGAACCATTGCCTTTTTTGGCCGTCACCGTCGGAAAGCTGGTAGAGCAGGAATTCGATCTCGTGCGATTTCGGCGGCGGTGGGGGCGGATCGCCGATCCTGTAGCTCAGGAATTCCCGCTCGGCGCGTCCTGCGGCTTCTGTCCGCCCCCTTGCCAGGCGAAAAAACTTTGGATGATCCCCACGATCTCGCCCATTTTGAGCGAGCTGAAGCGCAGCTCCTTCGGCAGATAGCCGAATCGTCCGAGCAGTTTCCAGAGCAAGGACTTCTGAAAAATGCCATCGCAGAACTCGAACCAGAGCTTCTTGAAGCGCTCGTATTCATCCCCGCCCTCGGCGATCTTCTTGAAGTCCAATCCTGCGAATCTGTTTTCGTAGTCGTGCTTCAAAATCTCGATGAGCATCGCGATTGTCGGCCGGACAAAGGCGAATTCCCTGCCTCCAACAGTGATTGTGCCCTCTTTTGCCATAGCATGCCTGTGTTTATGGATATCCGGTGTATGTCGTCGTCCGCAAATTTCCCGTTATCTTGAAAACATGTCCTGCGAGCTTGCGCTTTATCAGCTTGACCAGCGCGTCGGACAAATAAAAGGGATTTGCGGGCCTGATGATGACCGTGAATCTGGGCTTCTTCGACAGCGCCATCCATTTCCACTTGTCCTCGCCTGTTCGGAAAAACATCTGCCAAAAAAACCGCCTCGATTTTGCCATCACACTCGGATGCGTCCTGCCGCCGAGAAACTGCACGCGCGCGTACGGAAGGCCCTCGCCCGCGGTCCACACGAGCGAGTGGCTTCCGGCCTGGAACCTGAACGAGTTGATGAGCCGCGTGCCAGAGGCGTAGCGGCGCGTCCCGTCCTTGTTGTGCGGAAAGGAGTCGCGGAGCATCTGCCGCTTGAAGTTTTGCACCCCCACGTACCCTATTTCCGCGAGCGCGGAGGAAAAATCCGCGGCCACGCGCGGCTCGGCGAATGTGTAGTCGAGCTTTACCATGTCACGAGAATATCGCGTCGATGTCCGTCACAAGCACGGAGCCCTGATGCTTGAACACGATTGCCCGCGTCCGCTCGTAGTCTCCGACGGATTCGAGCCGCGCGCCGATACCGACCTGGTTAGTCAGTGTCATCACAAGCCCGCTCTTCATCGTGATCACCGCGTCGATCTCCTCGTCCGTGAATGTGTCGAGGTTGAGCAGGTTCACGCTGTCTGTTTGTTTCCAGGAGTACTGGGCATTCACGTTCACGAACCGCGGCCGGAAGACATTCAGGCTGTCGGTCTCGGCAATGTAGTCGAACTCGATGGTCGGGTCGTCTACCGGGCCAAGCGTCTGCGCGGCTCCGCCCGTGTCGGCCAGCGTCAAGGACGAGATTCCGCAGGATTTGATGTTCGCTTGCTTCGGCCTTCCGCCATCCTTCGCCGTGCCGTACGTCCCGATGGTGTGGAACGCGCCGGTTTCGGTGCTGGACTCGAAGTCGGTGTCCACGATCGATGCCTTGACAGCCGCGTCGACCTCGGAAAACTGCAGGCTGCCGGAGAACTCAAGCTGTATCTCCGCGTTCTTCTCCACGTTGCCCGATAGGACGATCTTCGGCTTGACCCCGATCTGGCCGGAGGTGAACAGGAACCATCCCCCCGTGACCGCGGGCGTCGTGACCGGAATGGCCGCTGCATCGGCCATCTTGAACAGAAAGTCGTTCGTGCCGTTCACGAGGCTGTCCAGAAGCTCGATCTCGGTGGCCGTGCACTGCATCATTGTCGCCTTCGCGGTGACGGTCTTCGCGAATGCCTTGTTCTTGCGCCTGCCGTCGGCCTGGACGTAGTCCTCGATCGCGAGCTCGGCGTCGCGGATCGCGCCGAGGGTCTGGTACTTTTCCCCGTTCGGCCTGACGTAGACGGATTGGATCGCCGCCGCGATCCTGTTCGCGTTGGACGGCGTCGCTATGGTTGGAAATGGCATGTCGGTTCTCCTTAGCTAAATGTGTTGTCCTGGTTTCTTATTCTTATGTTGAATTGCGTCACGACGATTCCCACGCTCCGCTGCCCCTGTCCGATCCGGTCGCGGCTGAATGTCAGCTTGTTCTCGGCGAGCTCGACGTTCCAGCTGTTTGTCCCGTTCACAAAAGCCGTCAGAAGCTCCTTTGTGATCAGGATCTTCATGTCATGCACGAGTGATTCCAGACTGTCGAACAGCTTGGCTATGTTTTCGGGATCGTCCGCGGTCTCGGCGTCGGCGCTGACGAAGCCCGCGACAAAGACCTCCGTGATCTCGTCGTAAACCGTTCGCGCGCTGTCCAACGGCGCTATCGTGGAGTCCCCAAACTCGACGCCGATCTCCGGAAAGGCCGTGATGCTCTCCGCGAACCTTATCGCGGGCACGACGTTCGCCACGGTGTTCCTGTAGCCGTTCGCGGTCGTGATGAGCCTGAGCTTCGTCAGGATCGTCGAGCGCGCGTCCTCAAGCCGCGAGTTAGCCATAGAGGCTCCTGTAGCTGTCCAAAACCGTCTTCCACCGCGCCCCCAAGTCCAAAAAGTTCTTGGTGTGGGCCACTCCGCCCACCGAATCGCTCTCCGAGGACTCCCCAAGCCTGAAGATGCCGCTCTTGTTGGCCTCCTTCCACACCATCGCCACCTGCTCAACGCAAAGCCTTTGCAGGGGCTCCGGCACGGTCGTGTAGCCGGCAACGTAGCTTACCTTGATGTTTCTGTAGCCCCACGGGAATATCTCGTCGTACAGCTCTATTTGCCATGGCTCGTCGGGATAGATGAAAACGTGGTCGATGTCCGTCTCGATGTCCGTCCATGCCGAGTCGGGGTCGTCTCGGTACTGGAGGTTCGCGAGCTTCTGCGCGTCTGTCGTGCCGTCAAGCCTGAGTATCGGCCAGTAGCGCGTGCGCAGAAACCGCGTGCCGTCGCCGCTGAGGATCTCCCCGCTCACGGTTTGCGCGGCGATCTTCTTTCCCGTGTACTCCTCGACCGCCCTTGATACCAGGCTGATCCAGCGCTGGAGAAACGTGTCCGCGTTAGTGTCGCCGATTTTCAGGTACTCCTTGACCACCGTAAGGCTCACAAGGTCGTAGTCTGTTGCCGCAGCCGCCTCCTTGTCCAGCTCGAAGTCGATCTGCAGGATGTCGAGCAGCGTCGAGTACGTGTCCCCGTCCGCCGCGAGGCCGCGCTGGATCCCGATGCCGATAATGTCCGTCTTGTCCATTCCTGAAAATCCCGACAGGATCGAAGCGGGAAGCGAGAAGGAAAACCTCTGGCCGGAGGTCGCCGTCGGCGTGATCGTTTCAAATGATGAGCTTTCGGCTTTCGTCGGCGTCGCGGGATCGGCATCCGTGTCTATGTGGGTCAGAGTGTACTTGAGCTTGATGTTTCCTGTGCCGCCGGATGAGAACGCGTGCACTTTTACAGAGGTAAATTTTGCGTTCGTGATCGCCTGCCCGATCTGCGTCTGGGCGGAAAATACCTGCCCCTTGTCGAGCGGCTTGGTGACGATGCCCTTGTTGGCAACGCCAGTGTCGTCGTGGATTATGGGTTCGGGAAATATGGAGATTATTGCTCCCATTAGAGTTTGCTCGGAATCTTGAGTCGGACTTTAAGCCAAGCTGGCGGAGGAACTTTGACGTACAAAGAAGATTGGATAAGCATCGGCTTCTTCGTCGAATCAACGTCTTCCGTTTTCATTCCTTTTATCTTTTTGTTCCAATCCGCCAATGCAACGTTGTAAGCATCAAGCTGCTGCTGCCTTTGTTTGACGGAAAGTTGATAATGATATTCCTGATTCGTGTCCCAGCTTTTGACGAGACTGTCGGCAAGGTCACGCTCGTAGATCAGTTTTTCTCCGGTGAGCTGTTCGACAAGTTTTGCCAACTTCCACATATCAACAGCGATCTCTTTCCCGATGTACTCATTTCGTGAAGTGTAACTCCACGGCAATGACGCTTCGACTGGGGGTTCAAACATCGAAAAATCGTGCGGCGTAAGCGTCGTCATATTTCCGGCTCCGTCGATGCCTCTAAGTTCCGTTACGCCAGCAACGGTATCTGCATATAGTCCGGCAGTTGAGGTATTCATTCCGCTTGGAGCATCTCCATCGCCCAAAATCAGTGTTTTTGTTCCGACACTTGGAAAACTCGTCGTCGCGATGCTGACGTTGCCGTTATTATCTACATTTATCCTTCTGTTTCCTTCCCCATCAGCAATGATGATGTTATTCGTCAGTCCTGTGGAAAGCCCTGTTACATTCGCTCCCAAGATAGTATTACCTGTGCCGTAGATAATACCCCCGCCCGTGTTGTAGCCAAAAGCCGTGTTGTTATTCGTGTCATTTGGCGTAGCTGTTCCTGTGCCCGAACCTACTCCCGTTGCGGTGAACACTACACCGACAGTGTTAGATGATGCACCGATTAAAGTAAAATCGGTTGTGCCAATAGATGCGATGGTATAACTTGTGCCTATGTTAAATGACCCTGCGGTTTGAGCGGTGCCTAAGTTGTAGAGGACATTCAAACCACTGGCGGTGTTCTGGATGCCTGTGGTGTTGGAGAAAAGGGCGCGATAACCATTGGCAGTATTGCTATAGCCTGTGGTGTTGGAGGAGAGGGCTTGATAACCACTGGCGGTGTTGTAGCTGCCTGTGGTGTTGAAGGAGAGGGCTTGATAACCATTGGCAGTATTGTTATAGCCTTCGGTGTTGGAATAGAGGACTTGATAACCATTGGCAGTATTGCTAGAGCCTGTGGTGTTGGAGGAGAGGGCGTTCATACCATTGGCAGTATTCTGGGAGCCTGTGGTGTTGGAATAGAGGGCGTACATACCATTAGCAGTATTGCTAGAGCCCGTGGTGTTGGAATAGAGGGCGTTCATACCATTAGCAGTATTGCTAGAGCCCGTGGTGTTGGAATATAGGGCATGCACACCATTGGCGGTGTTCTGGGAGCCTGTGGTGTTGGAGAAGAGGGTATGATATCCTATCCCTATATTATAATCCGCCGCATTGGTGCTTTCTCCTGCGCTGGACGATCCTGCTTGATAACCGAGAAAAGTATTATATTGAGCACCTGCCACTATGTTAAGCCCAGCCTGATAACCAAGTTTGGTGTTAAAATCGGTATTATCAAACTTGATTAAATTAGTCGCTTGAATGTCGCCAGTGAAAAACCCAGTGGCAACTTTTAGCGTGTCTGTTGCCGTTGCTGGAGAAATCGTTTGCCCAGTTCTGTTCAAAAAGCCAAAATTTCCGCTTTTCGGAATTGTGGAACTTCTCACCTGGGCAAACATTAATCCAGATGTTGGAATCGCGAGAAGAAGAAAAATGATGAGTTTTTTCATGTTAGTATGTCCCTATTCTGTATGATATTGTATTGGCAGACGCCTTGACGAAAATATTCGTGTTGGCGAAATTCGGGATATCCAGGATTTCGCCGGGTTTAATCGTTTTTTGATAGCGGGTTCTTGAACTAACCGTGTCGAGGGCAGTTCCCGCAACAATAAGATTTCCCGTCGTCCCATCATGTATAACTTCGACTCCATTTACCGGGCTGACAAGGATGTCGATTGTCTGCCAATAGACCGTTGCCGTGCCCGTCGAATCCGTGAGGCGAATGGTCTGGATTTGCGCGTCCGCCACGCTCGCCAGCAGGGCCAGAACCGCGACGAAAAAGATTGACATTTTCATTTTGTTGCCTCCAGTATTTCCCTTATGTTTTTTTTTAAGCCGCATTGGCGTACTCCAGCCGCCAGTTGTTCTCCAAGTCGGGCCAAACAATGTTTCCCGAAGGTTCCTTGTGCCCGCAAACAACATCGAGCCCCGCGGTCTGCAAAAATCCCTTTTCGCAGCAGTGCGTCATAAACCTGATGTCGGGAGCGCCATGCTCCCCGGTCAGAAAACTGAAATCCCTCAACGCGTCGCTGTCCACGAGCAGGCAGCCCATGCATGCCCCAGAAACGCGGATCGTTTTGCCCCAAGCCTCGCGGACCTCGTCCCAGGTCATGCCTCGTCCCAGGTTGCGTCCCTCCCACCGCCAGAGGTTCGGTTGGGGATCCCCGTGTCTCAGCGCGTAGAGTCCGCTTGCTATTGGCGCGTCAACTTCGAGCAGTCTTTTCAGCGCGTCTATCGGCGGAATAACGTCCAACTCGACGATCCAAACCTTGCGGTAGTCCTGGGACAGGACGATTCGGCGCATCTTCTCGTAATTTTGCTGGATGTTTATTCCGTCCCCGCCGTAACTGTTGTCTCAGGTGAACATCAAGTCGCACCGTTCGATACCCTGCTGATTCACAAGGGCCTGAATCGTCTCCCGTTCGAGCCTCGCCGTGGGGCAGAATACCAGGATTTTGTCCTCCGCGGCTGTTCGTTTCTGCGGCGCGTCCAAGTCCTCCGCGTGTCCGGCCCGCAAAAGACTGTCAAGATGCCCGGCATTCCTTTCCGTGGCGACGATTGTCTCGCCTTGATAATGCACAAAATCAATTCCCGCGCAGGAGACAACAATCCGTATCCTGTGCCCCAGGATGTTGTGCGATTCCGGCCTGCCCAAGCCCACCTGCCGTATCTTGCCGACCACGCCGTCCAGCATTGCCACGGCGGGTTTTGTCCGAAGAAGCGCGGAAATAAAGTCGAAATCCCCCTCGTACCTGAGCCCGAATTCGTGGCGGCAGCGTTCCCACAGTTCCCTCGACACGACGACGTTCATAACATCGACCTCCCCACACTTGGGCGGCCAAACCAGTGGATAAATGTCCCCAAGCCTGTCGATCCTGCAAACGACGAGATCGGGCTTGCTTTGGCAAAGCCTTTTCAGCCGCTCGACAAACCTCTCGTCCGTGATCAGGTTGTCGTCGTCAAGCACAAGCACATATTCGCCGTTCGCGTCCAACGTCCAAAACTGCCGATGGGACTCGCCTACTCCGACCCCGATCCTGTCCTCCAAAATGACATGCTCGAAGTCCTTGTCAGTCTGCGCGGCCAAGCTTGCTTTGCACTCGGCCAGCATTTTCGGCCTGCGGTATGTGCGCGTGACTATCGTCAGAAACGGTCTCACTTGTACACGATCCCTATTCCATACTCTCCTGGACGCATCACCACCTCTTCGTGCGGATATTTCGACCTCAGCTCCTCCCAGAGCGGCTTCACGCCGTAGAACGGGCTTTCTCGTTCGTAGGCAATGTCGTGGAACGCCACGACTCCACCCAGATTAACAAGCGACGAGTACAGCTCCCAATCTGATCTGACTGACGCTTCGTCGTGCGCGCCGTCGATGAACAGAAAATCCGCCGTTTGAATCTTCTCTCTGACCCCTTCGACGCAGGTCTTGGAGTCCTGGCCGAAAAGAGCGAGCCGATCTCAACGACGGTCTTTGGCCGCAACCGGGAGACGACCTCAAGAAGCCTCCCGAACTCCCGCGCATCCTGGAACATCTGCGGTTCTGCCATAGCATTAAATTTGGCGCCCGCGGGATCAGTCCCGCGGGCAACCAAACCAGATCATTACGCGGTTGGCGTAAGGATATGCTTGAACGCGTCGTCATTGACCGATCCCATGCCCTCGCGGACGTAGAACCAGAGGTTGACGAGCCCCTTTGACGCCTCCGAGAACTGATCGCGGAGGATCGTGAGCATCTTGCGTTCCGCTATCGCGTACCCCGCCTCGAAGTTGCCAACGAGAACAGGCTTCTTGGAGGCCGCGATGGCGTCCATTTCGTCCGAATTGTACACCGGAGCCTGCGGCGACACGAGCCAGCCCGTGCCTTGCGGGGGCCTGTTTGTGCCGCCCTGGGCACCACCCAAGCCGGGCGTCTCGCCCTGCCCGACAAAGTTGAACGCCGTGGCCTGAAGCGCCCTGATCGCGCCTTCGGTCGCGCCTCGCATGACCCATACCGCCTTGTCGCGGTACTCTCCAGCTAGCTTGTAATACTGCGAGACGATCTCCGGTCCGGTAAGCGCCGAGGCGGATGCTGCTGTTACGCCGAGACCCGACGACGTGACCGCGCCCTTCGGTTGAGATATTCCTGTCCCGACTAGACCGTACTTGTTCTCTGTTTTTGCCCAACCCCGTCCGATGCGCCTCGCCAACCAGCCCTCGATGTTGAACACCGAATCGTCGATGAGCTGCAGGTCGATGGGCACGTTGTATGTGAACAGGTACACCGTGGCCGTCAGCTTGTCCAACGGCTGCGTTGTGAGTGTGGTGAACGTGTTTGATCCGTCAATGCTCGTAATTCCGAACAACTCGGCAGTGGCCTTCTCAATGGGGATGACCGCCGCATTCGAGTTTGCGGGATAGATTGTGCTGCCCGCGGCCCTGATGATTGAGATCGGATCGCGCTTCTCGATGATGACCTTCAGCACCTCAATCGGCACAGGCTCCTGACCCTGGTACTGCGTGCTCTCCAAAAGGTGGTAGTCCGCCTTCATTTCGAAGTCCCGTTGCCTCATCCACTCGTCGTACGCGTCGCCCGTTCTGATCGGCAATGGATCCCCCGTCTTCACGAACCACGCGAGGGACTTGAACGCGTCGTCGCCCAGTCCGGTTTTGGTGTTGATATTCGCGGCGAGCTTCCCGCCCGCGTTGACGATCCTGCCGCCCTTGAGCGCCTTCAGCTTCTCCTCCACAATGGCCTCGGCTGCGGCCTTGATCTGCGCCTCGAGGGCGTCCTTTTCGGCCTTTGCCTTCGCCTCCGCATCGGTCTTCGCCTTTGCCTCGGCGTCGAGATCGGCCTTGATCCCATCTTTGATTGCCTGAATTTCTTCTGGTGTCATTTTGATTCTCTCCCTCAGTTGTTGTGTTGTCAACCTCTCGGCCTTCATTGCAGGCACGCCGACAGCCCTGGCGGGCTCTCCGCCGGCGTCTCCGCCCGGCTCGTCAACCTCAAGATTTTGTTCGATGATTGATTTTACATTCGCTATCGCCTGATTGCGTGGATCTGCCGGACAGGGCGTCAACGACGCGTCCAGCCCGAGCGGCCAGCGCTTGATCCAATGCGTTCCCGATTTTTTTTCCTCGCGTTCGACAAGATGGCCCGCGGTTCCACTCGACCAGCCGAGAAGCTGCGCGACGGAATGGATCCAATTCTTGTATTTTGTGTTCGTGATCACGGCATCAACGAAGACGCCCTTCTCGTCGAGACTGAGCGTGGCGTCGCCCATCTTCTCCGCGTACCTCACGATTTTCTTGGACTTTTTTGCCTTGAGCGGGAGCGCGTGGTTGAAATAGACCGGCGACCTGATGCTTTTGGTTTCCCTGAAGCCGAAGTCTGTTTCCACGGTGAAGAAGTCTTTCATCGAGGAGTCGTCAGGCGTGCTCTCATCGCCGTAGGTCACGAGAAAACCCTGAAGGTGCCCGTCGGGCGTGGCCTTGACCGCGGTGCCAAACGCGAAAAGCATGTCGCTGTCGGCCTTCACCGGCACGTACTCGAACTCGACCTTCGTCCACTTCTCGCGCGGATCGAAAACCACGTTCCTGTCCGCGTCCTGCGAGTATCCGACCTCGAAGATACCTTCGTCGCCGGTGTCCACGATCAGATGGTCGTCGTACACGTCCCTGATCCAGAAGTTGGTAGGCATCGACTGCGGGTTGTGGGTCGCGTAGAACGTCTCCCGGATCTTCTGCAACCTTTGGTCGATGGACTCCTCCTTCTTTTCGTCCTTCTTGGCCTCGGCCTTTTTGCGCTTGCAGACGACCATCCTTACGCCGTCGGGCATGTTCTCGGTCAGGGTCGCGTAGCCACCGGAGCACTCGCCGGGGTCGAACTGCCGGAAACGGTAGGTGTTTTCGGTCTCATCAACCTCCGGCGCCTTCATGTCATGCTCCTTGAGCCACTTCTTCGCCTCGGTCGCGGTGAACTTGTCCTGGTCGAAGATAACCGTCTGCACATCCTGCGCCTTGACGGAGGTTCGCTTGACGCCCCTGCGTTTCATTTCCTCCGCGCACTCCGGGCAGATGGCCTTCATTTGCTCCTGCGTTATCCGACTCACGGTCTTCTCGCCCACGTTGGCGTGCAAGGCCGCTATCTGCTCCTGTGCGTCCTTCTCGGTCTCGTGGCAGCCAAGCGGGTCGCCTATCTTGTTCCCGTCCGCGTCGATCTTGTGGACGCAAAACTCGTTGTCCTTTTTGAATATGTCCCACGGCATGATGGTTCTCCTTATTGTTCGATCAAATGTTCCACATCCGCAAACACGCGCTTGACCTGTTCGCCCGACTTGGCCTCCGCGAGCAACTTTGACAAGTGGATCCGAAGCTCCTCCGGAATGGCCTCGCTTTCAAAGTCAACATTGGCCGATTTGGACTCCCGAAGCCGCGACAGGGCTTTTTTCATCCATTTTTCCAGATCCGCCTTGAGCAGGTTTCCATTCTGCGGTCGCGTTGGCGCGGTTGATGGTTCGGTTGATGATTGCAGTTTCTTGCGCGCTGAAAGCTCAAGCTCCGGCTTGAACTCGTCCGGCACCTGGACGCCCAGGATGCCACAGGCCGCGGCGAGACTGAACCCCGCGTTGACGTACGCCTGCACGGCGGACGACCTCTCCTCCTCGTTCTCCTGCATCTCCGGCATCTCCTCGAGCGCGAAGTCCACGGAATATCCGTACGGAGCCAGGAGCTTGTTGAGCGCGGACTCGTGGAACTCCGCGCGCGCCCAGATCGTGTCGTTGATGAACGACTCGCGCTCCGCGTCGGCTATGGCTTTTGTTTTCGCCTGCCCGCGGATCAGCGATGTCGGAAGATCGAACGCGTCCGAAACGGCCTCTATCGCGTGCGTGTCCAAAGAACGGACGTCGAAGCTTCTGATTTCCGGCGTGACGGTTTTAAGCTCTGTGTCCTTGTTGACGGCCAGAACTCGAAATGCCTTCGCGACCCCGGTCATGGCTCGCTTGAAGAAGCTCTCCATCCTTTTGCGCTCCTCCTCCTTCGTCTCGGAGGGAACCACAAGGAGCGAGACGGGCATCGCGCCGCCCTTGAAGAATTGCGCGAGGAACCTGGAGACGTTGTGCACCATTTCGCCGTTGAGCAGCGCCACCTGGGCCGCCGCGGTGCCGGATCCAATTTCCGAGGCCACGCTGAACTCGCGGACGTAATAGACTTCGGACTGATCCCAAGTGTCCTTTCCGCGGGGAAACCTTTGGCCGTTCACTTGCTGCCAAAATCTCCGCGTCCAAGTGCCGTCATCGTTGAACCTTTCCTCCACCGTAACGGTGAAGGGATTGAGCCATTGCAAGCCCAGATCAAAACCCTGCTCGTTCGAAAGGACGACCGACACGGATTTGCCGTCGAGCAACAGCGCGGCCTCGGTAAGCCACACCAAATCCTTCAGCGGCAGCGACTCCTCGAACGGATAGGCATTCACTTCCTTGCCGTTCTCGAAAACGTGTATCGGCACGCGCCTCAACGTGTTGCAACGCAGCCTCACGCACCGGAATATGAGCGGTATCTTGGAGAACGCGTCCTGAACATTGGACACCCGATCCGGCCCCAGGCCCTCCGTCATCTGCTCCAACGGCCAGGGAGCCACCACTACGGTCTTGAAGTTTCCAAATGTTTGTATTTTCGGCATAAAATAAAAAAGGGCTTGGCATCCAACGGATGCTCAAGCCCTCCAAGTCCTTCGGTTGGGCTGCGCTATGTCATTCGCCTAGGTCTATGCTCTCGCTCTTGA